GGGAAATATAAGACGCGCTGCCTTCCATGACTTCGGTACAGAAGATCCTTTTATAACAGACGTCGCAACGTAATATTTCTTTCGTTCACGTCGCGTCGCGCGCATTAGATGTATATCGCGCGATCGGATCTCGTCAAACGTTGCCAGCTGTGAAGCTGTTCCGTTCAACTTTTTCACACGCAAGTCGATGTAACTTTGCTTACGTGTAAGATCTTTGGCTGCTTTTCGGCCAAAACAACAGTACTTGGAAAATCTCTCGAAAGAGAACTCTCCAAGAATGTCATAAACGATTGATTTTGCATGCTTGACAACTTCATTAGCACGCGGGTCAATCAATTGTGACTTCTGTTGAAATGAACAAAACTTGTCATAGGCTTCACTGCTTAAGGTTTCAAAGGACGTATCTTGTTTAAAGATAAGTCGCTTATGAAAATTCTCAAGCTGGTACCAAACCTTAAAAAGATAAGGAGGAGCACCATGATATGAAAGATTCGGCACAAGCCGATGGTCTCTCGTAACCTTAGACATGCCGTAGGCACGCTCTCGCGTCCCCGGTTCAGTCAAATCTGTTACAAGACCTTGAAAAATGTTAGAGTACAGTTTCTCAAGGCAGAACAAAGGTTGTTTTCTTTGAACTTTGTTATGCTTTTTGGGTAAGGTCATAACTGTGTATCTCCGGTCAAATTGGCGGATCTTTAAAGATTTCCGCTATAGCTGGAATTAAGGATTGAATCAGCCAAGAGGATAATTTTTCAATTGCCTCTATAAGGGCTGACCAATCAAAATCCCAAGACATCAGTACGCACCAGTATTCCAGGTGCCATCCATTTCTGCATCAACTATCATCTGTGCACCCTTCTCACGAAGAGTGTCGATGAGTGTTGATACGTTAGTGAGATGCTCTGGAGCGACCTCCATTTCGACTCTGATAAGGCTGAAAAACTGCCTACCATCAGAATCATAATATGGGATCAGGTAAGTACTTGAGGTCTTTTGTTTTGACCATAGGCTTGTGTTTTGGTTGAAAACAGCAGCCCGAGATTTGATCATGATCTCTTCGCGAGATGTTAGATCAGACACAGCAACGTCGCCAAAAGCTTTACCGTTCGTCACTGTTTTTCCAATGGGTGCAAACACTTGGTTTGACCCACCAGTGGTAGCGGTAGTGCCACCATCTAGAAGTGTTATGGAATCCATAATACGCCTCTCGTTATCTACGGGACAGGAGCCCTTTTGCAATAGATATTATTAGTGAAAGTGCGTCTACAGTCCTGTGCAGAGATAAATTCTCTGCCTGTAGAAGCGGCATAATTGGTGGTGCGATGTTGATGTCCCGCTTCATCATGAACTCATGATAGTCCCAATCAATTGGAACTGTCCATGTTAAACCATTCGCGTCTTCAGAGAAGACGTGACCAGTTCTGTCCACAACAGTTGTCACATAAGATGACTTAACCTCTAAATTTGTATTTCTTAGAGATGTCAGCCACTCTTCGACTCCAACAAACCAGTTGAAGACGAATGACAACGGCAAGACTTCATAACCAGCCCGAACAGCATCCATAAGACCCATACCTAATGGGCTAGGATCACATTGAGATTTTACTTCAATGCGTGCTGTCGCTGATACCTTGTCAACAATCTTGTTCGTCCAATCAAAATAGAACAAGTTTGAAAACTTAAGGCTAGTATTATCGTGACTAAGCTTGAATGTGCGGGAAACCCGCGCATCAAACGTCGTTTTCGATATACCGCCTTTATACGCTTGTATGGCATCTGAAATAGTTAATATCAGTGGCATTATAGCGTAACGGTATTCAAGCCACATAGACTCCGGGTCACTAATCCGGGATCTAGCGGTGCGCAATATCTTCCACAAGCTTCCATCACGTATGGATGTTAGAAGGCTCAATAAGCCCTTCATTAATCCTCCGCAATAGACCAATGTTTCGCCTAACTCGGCGAGCACTGGTGCTAAATCGAAGATGGCAGGTGAATTTGCTTTCGCAAACACATCTGCTTTTGCGTTCTCAGTCACGTTGGAATACAACGCGATGAGATCTTGAGGGCCAGCGCAAAGACTTGGCGCTCTAGTCTGCGGTAAAATTGCCTCGAAACTGGTC